GGTGATCCGCGCCCACAGGCTCCGTGACTTAGCGCGCTGCTTTGTATGCTGCGCCAATACGGCACTGGCCTTTGTCAGGCTTTCCACAGCCAACGGCTCGATGCCGGCGTGCGCTACGACGCTATCAAATAGCTCGGCATCGCCTCGTGGCAACGTGGGGATGATCTTGGCCAGTTTCTCGGTGTCTGGCCAAGCGCCTGCCGTTCCCACAGCGTCGGCAAAGTCATCACCAAGGGCTGCGGCCAGATCGGAAAGCGGCACACGTGCAAGATCCGCGCGCTTGTAGTACGCGCCGGTCATGCTGTTTCCGACCAAGTCGTTGGACAGCTCAGCTGCCGATTTGGCCGAAACCGCGAATAACACGTCGTCTGGGCGCTCGAGCGTCTTGTCGTACTTGACGAGCAGCCCGTATTGACGGTCAAATCCGTCCATGACGTCAGCAATCTGTGATAACGTGCCGAAATGCTGGATACTCGCGGGATCGTCTACGAGCATCGCAGCCGCCTTTTCGAGGGCTTGGCGCATATCAGCGGCGCAACGGCGCCCGGCGGCAGAAACGTGGGCGCGAATCATTTGCGCAGCGTCGCTGGCGGCGCACGTCCCAATACCGGCGGCCTTTTCCAGCACGCCAATCTGACCGGAAATGTTAGACCCGTACTTAGCGGCCGCGCCCAGGATCTTGTCGGCCATCTGGCGACGGTCACTAAACGCCAACTGGTCTCGGTATTTGGTCAGATAGTCGGCAGCAGCTTTGACTTCCTGGGCGTTGCGCAACGGATAGTGCCGCTCTTTAGAGCCGTCTGGCTGCTGCAACACGATCGCAAAGCGGTCATCTGCGAGCTTGGCCATGTCGGACGTGGTGGCTTCGGCGATAGTCGTAGCCAGCTCCGCGACCTGTTCACCTATTCCGAAGTAATCTGCGCTCTGTTTGATGCGCGCCTCGATGCGCGCAGCTAGCGGCGCTGGCGTGCTAGCGCGGTTCTCGTAGAAGAACGCCGCAGACAGCCAAGTGGCCGCCTTGGTGTGACATGGGAACCTGCGTCGTGTAGAATCAGCGTATAGCGCGTGCGGTGTGGTATCGTCACCACACAGCTGATCGTGTTCGGCTGTCTTCACGAACTCTGGCGGACCGTAGAGCATCGTAATCCGGTGCGTCTGCTGTCCGTTTAGATCAGCGGTCTGATCGGAGACGTTTGCCATCTGAGTTCCCTATGCTGTTTGTACCCACAGCTAACAAACACGTGCAGTGGTTTCATGTGCTGCCGGCCATTGGTGTAACGGTTCCAGCCAAAATGCCACCTTTTCAGGTGGTCTGCCCGCTCTGCAAGACAGGCCGGCTCGCCATATACAAGGATACCATATTTGGCGGGAATTGGCACTATTGCTTGGATTGTGGCAGCACCGGCGATCTGGTGGGGCTCGCCATGAAGGTCTGGAATACCGATTTGCCCACCGCGCGGATGAGGCTGATCGACAATAGTTTCGACTCTCCTTGCCTGCCACGTTCCCACAGTTTAGAAATCAGCGACGACCGGCTGTGGGGCGACTACCATACGCGGCAGCAAGAGATGGTGGCCAAATATCTGGCTCAGGCGGCTAGAAATGTGGTATCCGACCACCCGGCGGCCGAAGTGCTAGCATCGCTTCGCCTCAACATCGACAACGGTCCGGCGGTCTGGCTGCCGCGCATGGGGCGGTACCTGGGTATCAGTACCAAAAAGGAGGCGCTGGCCTCGATAGCCGTCCGGCGCACCAACCGGCCGTTCCGCAGCATGCAAAAGATCACGAATTTCTGCGTGATCCCGTTCTACGACCTGCCGTTTCGCGTAAGCGGGCTCTTGTTCCTGGCCAAAAACGGATACGTTATCGCTTCTTGGTTTGCCGCGCTCGGACCTGCGACCAACAAGATTGCGGAATCTGGCTTTGCGATGCTGGACACGCTATTTACCGAGACTGCCGATAACACACCGCTAGGAAACACCACAATCGTGTGCGACAACGCGCTGCTGGCCGTACAGCTGCAAAACACACATATGCGAGATCACTCCGCTCCGCTACCGCTAATAGCCACATACGGCGGAAAGGTCGGCAGCGGGCTCGGTAGCATAGAGAGGTGCCAAGCGACATGCGGGTGGGACAACTTCCCACACCGCGATTTCATATTCTGGGGCAAAACAGCAACAGCGCACATAATCAACGCGGCCGCGAGCGCTAACGGCAAACTGTACATTGGCCGCGTAGCGGAGGGGCGGCAGTATACACCACAGACGCAACTCGCGTATGTGCAAGAGCATGCGCAGCACTGGGAACGCGCGCTGGGAAACATACTACAGGCTTTGCCGCCGGATAAACTGGCACTTGTAACGCCAAAGCTGAACATTCCGCGCGCACGTTTTATGCATGTCGTGCGCGGCCTACCAAAAGACACGCGTGACCGGGTCCTTGGTTGCGACACGAATGGTGAGGTGTTACGCGCTGTTGTGGCTGGCGGAGAACGTTTTTGTGAAAGCCAGTGGCGCACATACTGCCAAGATACCGGCGAGTGTGTATTGGGCGCGGTACTGCGGATAGATCAGGTAATCAGCAACACGAAAACAGCACGTTTGAGCTACCGCGGACGCGTACTACTCGGCCAAAACGATGAGGTGCCATTCGTCGAACTTGCGCAAGAAATGGATGCGAATGCGGGCTCCATGGTACGCGACATCGTCAGTCGCGCGCGCAAGCAGCTGATTGATTTCGACCCTAAGTACTCCAAGATGCTGACGCGTGTCGCCAGAGTGCTCAAACCGCCAGAGTACATCTCTTGCACAGGGCGCGTCGGTTGGGACATGGAGAGTAATCAGCTGGTACTGCCGAATTTCACGCTAACTGCGACCGGCAAGCTAGTCGACACGGCCGCTCCGATTGTGGGCGACGATGTGCCGGCGCGCTGCCTGCAAAAACCAACCGGCATACCTGTCGGGATAGTGCACTTGCTGCAGAACAGCCCTGCCAACCAGTGTTTCTGGGCGACAGCCGCATGTGTCGCTGCAAATGTGCTGGGGCCGATCTACGGGTGGTCGCCTTCGTTGATATGCGTGACTGCGCAAACCGGCGCCGCGCACGCCGAAGCTGCCGCACTAGCACTCGGTTGCGTGATCAGCCCTGCGCGTGGGAGGCGTAGTACATCCACGGCGGTAAACCAGCTGTGGGACGCGACGCAGCAGCACGGCTGGCCCGTGATGTTTGAGGCTGCGCCGGAGTCACACAGACACTATACGCCTTGGCCGCTGTGGCTCTACTCATTTCCGCCCAAAAACGCGATGGTCTGTGTGCACAGAGATGTAGCCGACAGTGCTGGTCTATACTCGCCGGTGCGTATCATACACCACGCCCACGCGCCGCTAGAACCGGCCATAAACACACACGGCTCACAGGCGTTTGTCTGGTGGCTATACGACCTTGCTAGGCGTAGTTTCACGCTAGCATCGGAGCAGACTCGGACGGCCCACGCCATACTAGACGATATGGCCAAATGGGCCACCGACTTTGGTCAGCCAGACACGGTGCTGGCAGCTAAAACGCGCCTAATAGACAGTCCCGCAACGCCGGGAGCGCAGGCAGAAAGGCTGCTAGCGCTCATTTGTCGACACGTCCGAGATCTCAATATGCGGGCAGCACAGCAGGATTTCGGCCCATATGACCCGTGCGCAATGCTTCGTATGGCTGGGGAGCGGAACGGCATTTTCATATCGCACGACATGATTGCTAACCTTTTGGTGCGCCTAAGGCTTCCGCCGATCGCGCCAGAGGTTCTAACAGCCATGTTCGTAGATGCTGACGCACTAATAGCCGAACTGGAGTACAATGGCTATCAGGGCTGGCTCATAGCGGAATCGTGGGTTTCCCGGGGTTTCGGCGCCACTCGCCAACCACATGCCGAACTACGTATCGTTAGCTAGCACGGAGGCGACCATGCACAAACATGTCGCTTCTAAGGCGTGTCACAGACTGCTAGACGTGGCCGACGACTTGGAAGCTGCACTATGGGCTATTCCGCAAATGCATCGCCCGTTCGTGCAGAGCTCCCATCGTGCGCTCCGGGAGCTGCTAGCGATCGCCGAGTACGAGACGGCCAAGCACATGACGCCGCAGCAGTGCCAGCATTTGTGCGCGTTGCGTGACGGGCTGTACCGGCTTCGCAACTACGTGCGCCGCTGCAGTAGAGACTAGACTTTTTCGTCGTCGCCCTCGGCCGCCTGCTTTTTCGGGTCGTCCAGCGCGTACTTAGCCAGCGCAGCGATGTTGGGCCAAGCGTGCGTTCGGTACCATAGCGCGACACAGCCGATGTTGACAGCCTGCGCGAAGTCGTCGGTCATACCATCTTGCGAGTCGATACGGAAGATCTCGCCGGCGGCTGCGGTCTGAATCTTTTCTTCGTACAAGGCCAAGAAGTCGTGGATCAGGCCTGGATCCTCTTCATTCTCGTAGTCTTTGTTGAAGAAATGCAGCTTTTTCCCGCGGATCATGGCACACGTGTATAACAGCGTACGGCTCTTGTCGACTCGGTAGTGCTCACGCGGGTGCTGCTCCGTAGCCGCTACGTGGAAGCACGGACCACCGCGGGCAGCGCCGATGTACATGGCCGGGAAGATGTGATAGACAGGCACACCCTCCTGCACCAGCACAGTCTCGCGGAGTGCACCAGCACCTGTGTAGTCGTGTGCTAGCATGTGCGGCCTGAACGCGCGCCAATAGTGCTTGACCTCAGCCGCTTCACGTAGATGGTCGTGCGGCGTCAACAACCGGCGCGCAAACGGTACTTCGATGCTTCCGTCGGCCAGCATTCCGACTAGCGCCACAACAGTATAGCTGGATCCCTTTTCGCCGCCGCCACCCCAGTCGACAGCTAAGACGCGCATACGGTAGTTGTTGAGGCGCTTCATGGCCGCCTCTTGCGTATTGGGACCAAGGTTGGATACGGCGTCCAGGTCCGTTTGGGTGATGATTTTGGCGGCAACATCGTAGCTCTCGCCAAGTACTTCATTCCAGAACATATTGGCTGACGTACCTCCTTTACCGTGCATTTTGCCAAGCAATTCAGCCCATTTAACGGGGCTGGCATAGTGCATCGGCATAATGATCTGCGGGATGTGATAACCGTGGAACCAGCCGATCTGGCTCTTGTTTTTGTGGACCCATCGTCCCAGCCTGGGGTTGATAGGTTTCCCGCAGTTGTGACAGATGACGCCGGGGCATTTCTCGGAGATTTCGTCGTGGTATGGGCCAATCATCTTCTCGATGTGGAAGTCCTTAGACGGGATGTTCCACGTGGGGAAGCCGTTTGTGGTGCAGCGGAAACACGGGATGAACCACTCAGACTGCGTACTGCGCTCCCACAGCTTCTCGATGGTGTTGTCCAGCGTTTTGGGAGT